AGAAGTCAAGTAAAAAGAAGAAATAACGCTTGACTTTCTTATGCTTTTATGTTATAATAACTAGGTAACCTACACTTAAATAACTGTCCTATTAGGAGAAACAGTAATGATTAGCAAAGAACTTGAACTATATTACCGTAATATGTACCAGATGTTTTCCTCTGACGGCTGGAAACAGCTACAAGAAGACTTGAAGAACAACGCGGTAATGATTAACTCAGTAGAGCTAACTAAAGACAACGATGACCTGCGCTTCCGCAAAGGACAACTCGCTGTTATTGCCAGCCTACTTAATCTTGAATCACAGATCGAAGCAGCCGAAGAACAGGCCAAGGAAGCAGCAGAGGACGAAGAAGTAGAAGAAGCCGCCTAATGAGGGCTATCTACGAGTACCGCTGTGAAGATGGACACACAAATGAACGCTATACAGATTCAGAGTGTACCCACATACCTTGTTTAGACTGTGACAAGATAGCAAGAAGAATTGTAAGTGCTGTTCGTTCTAAGCTAGACCCTCTATCTGGAGACTTTATGGGTGCGACCAGACAGTGGGAAAAGAACAGAGAACAGAAGCTGCAACAAGAACGCAAGGCCAACTCCTAACCGAAGCCCTGCATAATACACCTCCATAATGAGATTACTCACGGAGTTTAATAATGGCAACACTAATAGACGAGCGTCTTGAAGACGTTGACAACGAAGAAGAAATAACAAGTAGTCTGACTGAGGAACCTGAACAGGAGACTCCTCAAGAAGAAGACATTCCCGACAAGTACAAAGGAAAGTCAACCGCTGATATTGTAAGGATGCACCAAGAAGCTGAGAAGCTCCTAGGAAAGCAGAGCGGCGAAGTAGGGGAGTTACGATCAGTTGTTGATAACTACATACAGACACAACTCGACACAACAACAAAAGCAACCCAAGAACCTGAAGAAGAAATAGACTTTTTCTCTGATCCCGACAAGGCTGTCGAGAGAGCTATTAAGAATCATCCTTCAATTAAACAGGCTGAAGCAGTATCTCAGCAGTACAAACATAACGCAGCACAGTCTCAATTGCAACAACGTCATCCCGACATGCAAGCGATTCTAACTGACAGTAAGTTTGCTGAATGGATTAAAGGATCAAAGATTCGTACACAGCTCTTTGTACAAGCAGATCAACAGTATGACGCAGAAGCCGCTGATGAGCTTTTCACTAATTGGAAGGAACGTCAAGGTGTTGTTAGTCAGACTGTAGCTAATGAGAAAGATAGCCGTAAGACCGCAGTTAAGAATGCCTCAGCAGGTAATGCAAGAGGTAGCGGAGAAGCAGCTTCACGTAAAGTCTATAGACGTTCAGACATTATTAAACTTATGCAAGACGATCCTGACCGATATTTATCCTTGAGTGATGAAATCATGCAAGCATATCAAGAAGGGAGAGTCCGTAATTAAACTCTTTTAAGGAAGTATTATCATGACTACATCAGTATATCCCAATATGGGCGGAGCAGTAACTAACACTAGCGCCGCTAAGTTCATCCCTGAAATCTGGAGTGACGAAGTAATCGCTGCATACAAGTCTAACCTCATCATGGCTAACGCCGTTAAGAAGATGAGCATGACTGGTAAGAAAGGTGATGTCATTCACGTACCTAAGCCTACTCGTGGCGTTGCTCACGCTAAAGCTGCTGGTACTGCTGTAACCATCCAGAACACTGTTGAGTCAGAAGTTCTGATTAACATCAACAAGCACTTTGAGTTCTCTCGCTTGATTGAAGACATTACCGAAGTACAGGCTCTTGCTTCTCTTCGTCAGTTCTACACTGGTGATGCAGGCTATGGTCTGGCCAAGCAGGTTGATGATGATCTGTTTGCTCTGGGTAAGTCTTTCGGTGATGGCGATGGTTCTAGCTTTGTTAACAGTGGTTCTTTCCAGATCAACACTACTACTGGTGCTTTGGAAGCGTATGACGCTGACGGAACTGCCGACATTGGTGCTTTCTCTGACGCGGTTTTCCGTGGCTTGATTCAGAAGATGGATGATGCAGACGTTCCTATGGACGGCCGTACTTTCGTAGTACCACCTTCTTTACGCAACGCAATCATGGGCGAAGATCGTTACAACTCTACTGACTTCGTAGACGGCAAAGGCGTAGTAACTGGCAAGATCGGTAACCTATACGGTGTTGACGTACTTGTTTCTAGCAACGTACCTGTCCTTGAGACTGGTGTTCGTGGCGCACAGTTGATCCACAAGGACACCAACGTCCTTGCAGAGCAGCAGAGCGTTCGTTCACAGACTCAGTACAAGCAGGAGTTCTTGGGAACTTTGTACACTGCTGATACTCTGTACGGCTGTCAGGTTATGCGTCCAGAAGCAGGCTTTACCCTAGCAATCTTAGGATAAGCAAGTAACAAACTAGGGGATTCTTCGCGGAGTCCCCTTTTTACTTTTCTTTTGTTTTCTTAGGAGCTATACATGGCAATATTTAGAGGTGACGGAGGTGCGGGCGATTCCAATACGGACGCTACGCTACTAGCAGTCACAGCTCAAGCTGTTATAGCTACTACGAAAGCAAGCGATGCAGCCGCTAGTGCCGTAAGCGCCAGCGATTCCGCAACAACCGCAACAACCAAAGCAGCAGCAGCAAGTACATCAGCCACCAACGCAGCTAACAGCGCGACAGGTGTTGCACAGTACGCAACAGCAGCAGCCAACAGTGCTACTGCATCAGCTAACTCAGCTACAGCTTCAGCCACTAGCGCCACAGCAGCATCTACAGCAGAAACTAATGCTGAAACCGCTGAGACGAACGCAGAGACTGCTGAGAGCAACGCAAGCACATCTGCTGCCACTGCTACTACTAAAGCCTCAGAAGCCGTTACAAGCGCATCCAGTGCGTCTACGAGTGCTTCTACGGCAACGACCAAAGCATCAGAGGCTTCCACTAGCGCCAGCAATGCCTCAACCTCCGAAAGCAATGCTGCTACGTCAGCCTCTGGTGCATCTACCTCAGCCACTAACGCAGCTAGTTCAGCCACAGCTTCTGCTGGTTCAGCGAGTGGTGCATCTACATCTGCAACTAACGCTAGTAACAGTGCTAGTGCAGCATCTACATCTGAGACTAACGCTGGTAACTCAGCGACAGCAGCGGCTGGTTCAGCTACTACAGCATCAACAGCAGCGACCAATGCAGGCAACAGTGCCACAGCAGCTTCAGGTAGTGCATCTACTGCATCAACTCAAGCCAGTGCAGCAGCTACCAGTGCTTCCAACGCAGCTACAAGCGCCTCTACAGCGTCTACACAGGCAAGCAATGCCTCTGCTAGTGCAACGGCTGCGGCTACTGCTGAGACCAATGCAGAGACAGCAGAGACTAATGCAGCCTCTAGTGCTTCAGCAGCGGCTGGTAGTGCTACATCAGCAGCTAACAGTGCTACAGCGGCAGCAGCAGAGTTATCCACAGCAGCACTAAAGGCTAACAACTTGTCTGATCTGGCTAACGCTGGTACGGCTAGAGGGAACTTGGGTCTAGGTACAGCAGCTACTACAGCGGCTACGGACTATGCTACGGCAGCGCAAGGTGCAACGGCTGACTCAGCTTTGCAGTCTAATTCAACTTTAAACGCAGACAACATGACTACTGGTACACTCAACGGTGGAACTTACTAAAGGTATTTAAACATGGCAACAAAAATTGTAACTAAAAATAGCTCCACCGCTGGTGCTGCCCCTACAGCAACTGATCTTGTACAAGGAGAACTGGCGGTCAACGTAGCTGACAAGCGACTGTTTACTGAAGACAACGGTGGTAGCATTGTTGAGCTTGGTACTAACCCTAGCACGCTAACAGTCACTGGCGAAATCACAGCCAACGGCGGCATAGCATTGGGCGACAATGACAAGGCTACGTTTGGTGCTGGTGATGACTTACAGATTTATCATGATGGTAGCCACAGCTACATTAAGGACGTAGGAACCGGAAACCTGCGGGTTGACGCGGCCAGTTTTCAGATTCGCTCCGATGTG